CGGGGGATTTTACTCCCCCACCTTTTTTATAATACCGCCGCACAATTACTACCCGTACGTTTTACGCATATACAATATGATAGTGTATGTATCTGCGGATGTGTGCCCTACAGTCGTAAAATTAACGTCACCTGTTTTACCACTGCCTGCATTGTTCGGTAGCCCGCCAAAAAGCGTATAATCGTGGTTACCGCTTTGGTTTTCACCAAGCTCAATGCAAAAAGCGTCAGAAGATGCATCCCAAAGGATCTTCACCTTCATACCAATGCACTGCCACCATATGCGCTCGATAACGACTCCCGAACAAGCAAGACCGTTTTGGTCTGCTTCTAGGGCACTTACATCTACCTTCGTAACCGCTGATTCACCCGTACCGTCAGACACATTAGTAAACTTCATTACTGCATGTGCGGGGCCATCAATCAGGGTTTGAGAGGTTACTGCGTCAGCCATGAGCTATATCCTCGTTATGCTGCGTGCCCGTAAAGAGTAATCTCTATTTTACCCGCATCATAAGTTCCTGCCGTGGACGTACCACAAACAAGATACAGGTATTGGTCAGCCGATGGGAAAGCCGTGAAAATATCCACACTGCCCAGCGTAAGATCACCCGAGTCCACAAGCTGTGTTTCAGTAAGATCGCCAATCGCGGTATCTTCAACGCCCGTGCCTTCGGTAGCAGCATAAACATCAATGTCCGGGTCACCCGTGGTGGGTGCTTCAAAACACTTAATCTCGCCAGCAACTATAGTACCGTTAACAGCCGCTGTAATCTGTGCGATATATGCTACGCCTGCACCATCAACACCGATGATATCTCCTGCGGTGCCACCACAATTCAACCCCGTGACATCCATAAAGATCTTAGTAATGATTAAATTACCGTCTTGAGACACTGACGTTTTGTGGATAGTACCCGAGCCGTTTGAAATACCCGCACCGGGCGTCATGTTTGTAGGAGAGCTACCTGTACCGCTTGTTTTGGTTATGGTAACAACGCCCGTGGTGGCGTTTTTGCTTACGGTTTGAAAACCGTTCTCAGAGCGGACTGGGCCAGAAAAAGTCGTATTAGCCATTTGTATCTCCTGTCTTGGCTAGTGTCAGCTACGTAATGTAACTGTCAGGGATAAGTTAGTATACAAAATAAAAAGGGGGACATCAAGTGTCCCCCTTCTTTAACAGAGCGTAAGTTCCTTACGCGCCCGGCGAACCGAAAATCCCAAGAGGGTCCGAAACACCGAACGAATAACGCTCACGGGCTTTGTAGCGGCTGTTGCCCGTATCGAAGTCAGCATCCATGGATGTCTGCATCGGGGTACGAACAAAGTGCTTAAGTCCGTTAGGAACGTCAGTAAGCAAGAACCAAGCGTCCGTATCCGTGAGGTAGTGATTAACCGTATACCCCTCAGGGATTGACCCGTTGTTACGCAGAGCGTTGAGGTCATTGTCCGCTGTTCCCACACGACCTTCCGTCTCAAGGAGACGGGTTGCTACGAACATAAGGTTCGGGGGAACTACAAGCTTACGAGGCTTAGCTGCAATCAACAGCCCCCGCTCGTCCGTCCAACCTGCAATCTGAATAACAGCCGCTTCCAGAGAAGTTTCGTTAAGATCAGCAGCAGTTGCTGGCTCGTTCGAGTTGGTGCCACCACTTACGAGCGGGTGGTCAGTAGCACATAGCTCCTTACCATCACCGTACGTGGTACCTGAATCAAACGCATTGTTCAGGATAGCAGCCCCTTTGACTTGCTTGGTGTAAGCCATAGCGCGAGCAAGAGCTTTCGTATAACGAGACGACAAGGAGTCGTACAAGTTATCTTCGATAGCTTCCTCAGTGACTGAGAAACCCATTGCAATTGTCTCGTGCGTATAGCGAGCCGAAAAGGCTTCCTGTGCATTGTCATATTCGATGGCAGAGCCTTCGTTTTTGACGGGTGCAGCAGAGAACCCAGACAGCTTGGTCTCTTCTTCAAAGGAACGATCTGAGGACTCGGCCTCAAAAATTTCCTTATGCTCCTCACCATACTTAGCGTACTCAAGGCCAAAAAGTGCATTGAGACCCGGCAGGAGTTCTTTAAGTAATTGGGCGCGTGAAATAGCCATTTTACATTACTCCTTATACGCCAGTAGTGTTGTCAAACAGATGCCCTGCGTTCCACTTAACGAGAGCTTCCGTAAATCCGCCCGAAGAGTTTTTGGTTTCTTCAACCAAATCCACAATTCGGAACGGGAGCGTGGCCGTCGTAGCAGACGAATCAGAAATCGCGCTCTTGGAATTGCCCGTAACCGTGCTACCAGTGTTATCCACACCAGCGACGTTTGCGCCAATATCCGTAATTGCGAGGTCTCCAATCGTTGTGCCAGACGAAACAACAGCCGCTTTGAACAGCACGTTCGTGGCATCACACACATATGCTTTTGCATCACTAGCCACAGTAGAGGCGGGCCAGTATTGCTTAAAAGTAATTTGTGATGTGCTAGGATCTGTAAAAGTACAGCCCAAAAAGACACCAATAGGCGTCATGGCAGCATCGAACGTATCACGTTCAACAGTGCCACCGGTAACTAGTTTAACAGCGTCCCCATAGAAGATGTCCGTAGCAAAGCCACTGGCAATGCGATATTGACGAGTAACACCTGAATAGGGGCTGCCGCTTAACAGCTTTACCGGCAGAAGTCCGTAAGGACCATCGACAGTAGGATAAGCCATTTAGTTAGCTCCCATAGCTAAAAGTTAAGTTCCATTACCAAAGGTAACCTTTGTACTCCGCTCATTAAATAGCGGCATACGCGGGTCGTTTTCTCGCATAAGATTGTTATCCACAGACTCCATCTGAGCTTTAGACTGTTGATGATAGTAGTCATTACGCTCATCAACCAACTCACTTGGAGCCTTACAAAGCATCAAACCACCAATCACAATGTTGTCTTTAAAACGCTCATGTTCTACAGCAACCATTGTAATTTCTGGGTGATCCGTAGACTTTACGGGTTCCCAACCTTCACGAAGTTTTGAAGAAACGTTAGTGGCATCAATCTGCCCCTGTGTGGACACACGAACCCAGTGATACTTGTAGCCCGGCTCGGGATCTGGAGAGGGCAAAACCTCAGGGCGCTGCCAAGCTCTTGTACGGGTACTCTTCTCACGAGTCTTATGTTCACGGTCAAGTCGATTGTTAGCCATTTTCGTTCCTCATCTGCAATGCAACCTGTTCGGCGTATTTTTCAAGCGGAACCCCAAGACGTTTAGCTAAATTTACCTGTGTCTGCGTTAGTACCACCTTTTTAGGTGCTGTGCTCCGCGTAGCGGGTGCAACCACAGTAGCCTTACGTTTCGGCGTCTTTTCTTCGTCATCTTCTACAGAAAGCTCTGAATCATCAAAGTTATCTGGAAAGACTTCTCGCATACGAGTATCTAAAGACTCGTAGTATTCATCACTCCTCGGGTCTACACCCGACTTTACAAGCTTATTATGCAATCCCAGCGCAAAGCTTGTCATTTCATCGTCACTACCAAACCACGTATTGTCTTTGGCCCAATTCGTGGCTCGTTCGTCAACTGGTGCTGGGACGTTATTACCAGTATCTTCTTGATACTCTACAGACCCGTCATCTCCCTGTAAAGGAGGTAACTTAATATTATTTAGTCTGTCAGCTTTTATATTTACCGTAGTTAGAGCTTCTTGCGCTTCTAGTACAGCGTCCGAATCACCAGCTTCATAAGCATCTTTGTAGGCTTTCTTAGCCTGTGCAAGTTCTGCCTCTACAGTGTGCTTGGCTTGCTCAAGCAACGCTGACTGGTTTTTTCCAACATCAGTTTTAAGTTTGTTGTTTTCTTCAACCAACTGTTGCGCGTAACGCTCCAACTCTTGCCGTTCTCGTAGAGCAGCTTCTTTAGCGCGGCGTTCGTCGTGGTAGCCTTTGCTAAAGTGTTTAATACGTTTCTGGACTTTGTCAGAATATTCTTCCAACTCTTCGTCAGTAACGTCTTGTGGAGGTTCAGAAGCTTTCCTACCCCTATCGGCTTTAGGGGTATCATCGACAACCTCAATGTCTACTTCGGCAGTTTCTTTAGCGGGTTTTTCATCCGCAGTATTTACCAAGGTTTCCGCGCTGGAACCGGCGACTTCGATCTCTACACTGGCTGATTCTTTCTCATCAGGTTCCGGCAAAGAGTATTCTACTTTTTCAAATGGCATTGTTTATCTCCCTATGCTGCCATGATACCGCTGGGGTCAGGAATAACGGCTTCTACAGAATCATCATTCATAAGACGAAACTCTTTACCGTTTACTTTAAAACGGGTGCCCGTATTCATACGGAACATCACGTAGTCCCCTTGTTTACACCACGGGCCTTCTGGAAAGCGTTCTTTATCGCTATACGCATCAGAACCCATGTCTATCACAACACCCATGATAGACATTATGTACTCGCGGTGTTTCTCGTTATCGGTTTTTAGCAGGGAGGTATTTTGGTAGTAATCGTCAATGTCTGGTAACGCTACCAGCACACGATACCCAACAGGTTTAGGAAGCTGCTCTTCCCATTGCTCATCAGATACATCATTTTTGATGGGGGTAACTGCATTATTCATTGTTATCGTCCGTATAGTTTCGCAAGAGGTCTTCCATGTGTGAGAGTGTGGTGTTGAGACCCCGAATTACACCGCACAATTCTCTATACTCGGCATAGTCCTTAGAACTGCCGCTTGCTAGAAACTCCACTGCAGAGGATTTTTCTTCCTCGATGCGTTCTTTAAGCACGTCAAAGACGGTTTTAGCCATAGCTAGTTATTTCTGTTGGGGGTAGTCACGCTCTTAAATATTTCAAGGTCCAGTTTATCAGTCTCTACGTCTTGTTTGACTTTAGCCTCTGCCGCATCTATGGCAACCGAAGCCTTCTCTAATTCTAGCTTCTTGCTCTCAAGAAGCGCATCAACCCTATCAGCCGTAGTTTTTCTTTCCTGCTCCGCCATACGTATTTGCAGGTCAGCCGCATCTTTTTGAGCTTTACGTTGGACTTCTGCCTGTTTGGTAGCAGCCTCTTGAGCACGAAGCTGCAGAATCGGGTCTTGCGCCTGCTGCTGTGCTTGCTGTTGCGCCGCCTGTTGTTGATGAGCCTGAGTAAGCTGTTTACCGGCATCTGCAACAAGCCTAGCAAGTTCGACTTCAATATCGTTAGGAAGCTCTTCATCTGGTGGGGGTAACGGTACACCTAATCGCTCCTCTATTTGTTTGCGGTAATTAAACCCTAAGTGCTCCGCTATATGTGCCTGCAACGACGCCATAATCTGTTGTGCTTGCGGGTTTTGCCCGATCATCTGCGCGACCATAGGATCTTGCATGAACGCTGTGTGGGTAGCGATATGAGCATCGTGATCTTGATGTATGAACGCCCGCATTGGTTTGCCAACAAGAGCAGCCATGTTTTCGCTGACAGGATCTTTTGGCTTGAGATCTTCTTTTGTCGGAACAAGTTTGTCTGCGTTTTTAACGCCAAGAACTTCAATCATCTGCCTGTGTAAAGAAGGTAGATCATATATCTGCGGTGCAGACTGAGCCATCTGAAGGACAGCTTGGTACTGCACAACCCGTTGCGCCATGGTTGAACTGTTTGGGTCGCTGACAGGAATTACATCTACAAGCGCGTAATCAGCCTGCCTAGCAGTAACTTCCCCCCTAAGAGGTTCATACCCATACTGAGCGGGGGCATATTCGGCCATGATAGCTTTTAGGAGTTTAAACTCCTGCTTCATGGAATAGTGTACGCGGGCCTGAACCGCGGCCATCGGTTTGAGGGTCCGCTCAAGAAGGGCAAGTGTTGTACCCACCGGAGCATTAGCTGACATATCAGAGATATTCATGTCACTGATAGCACCGAGCCTGCGCCCTTCGTTTGTAATCTTGTCTAGCAAAGAGAGCAGTGTTTGCGACGGTTCTTTATAAGGTAGTGGCATAATGTTGTCGCGCACACTACCAGAAGGTACATCCACATCACGAAACTCACCCGGCTCGATGGGTGAGTCATCACCTTTGATTCTAAGCCCTCTGGATTTAAGGCCACCCGGAAGGTTGGCTAGCGTACCCGCATCTACCAACTGCCGTATCAAGGAAGTGCCTGCGCGAGCATACCCTCCAATGATATGAATAAGACCAAGCCCGTAGAACCCAAAGCCCGGTACATAAACATAGTGTACGAAATGCTGCCGCTTAAGCATAAGCGGGTCTTCGGGATCCCAATTACGGCGGATAGCTAAGACACTATTGCTACCACGTTCGATAGTAATAACGTAAGGTTTGGCTACCTCGTCATCAGAGTCATCTACGCCATCTATAACTACGTCAGCATGGATTTCATAAATGCTGTATCGTTCATCATCTGTTATAGAATAACCGCCCTCTTCGGCTTTACGTTCTTCTATGTCAGTATGGTAAGCTTGCGGCTCCCCTAAATCGATATCCTTGTAGAACCCACTAACCTGTAGTTTCCTAAGTTCATTCTTGGTTTTACGCATGATATGCGTAACACGTTCTGCGCTCTCGATGTGCGAAGCCCCATAAGGCACAATAACATCCTCTGCGGGCACATATATAGCGACCTGTCTCATCAGGTTAGGGTCATAGTATACCTTTTTAAATCCAGACCCAGCCAACCCAAGACTGTACAACAACCGTTCATGCTCCGGGCGATACTCAATCATATGCTCCGTAAGCTCATAGTTCATGTCAGCCTTGACACGTTCGGAGGCTTCCAGTTTATCTTTCGTCTCTTCGCCAAGAATCTTAACTTTAACCGGACCAGAAGCAGGGAAAGTTTCACTCATGGTCTCAGCTTGGAACCGGATAGCTGCTTCAGCTAGGACAGTTGAAAAAACACCACACGCACCTTCCCACGGTTCGGTACGCTCTTCGTACTTGAACCCGAGTACATCCAAACCTTTTACAAAAGTATCTGCCCAATCTTTACGACTATCAATGTCAGTATCTACGTACCCAACCATATCGTTTGCTAATTTGGACAGGGTATCTTCTTCGATAAACTCAGCGAGGTTACTATCAAATGATGTTGGTCCAACGCCTTCATCAGGTACAAGGGTAATTTCAACAGAACCATCGTCTAACGTAACCATGTCAGGGTTAACGATTTCGATCTCAAGCCCCGGACCTTCTTCAACTTCTTCGTCCAAGCCTTTGGGGGCTGCGTATAATCCTTTTTCAATCGCCATAATCTAACCTCTAATAGTACCCGCCACGATTTTGCTTAAAGTACCGTACTGGGTCTGGTTCGTCAGAAGGTAACCTAATAAATCCACCTTGTCGAAACCTCATAAGTGCCATAACGGTAGAGTCAACCAAGTCATCATGGCTCATAAAGGGGAATCCAGCAATCTCTTCTATAACTTCTTCTGCCCAACGTGTCTGGGGCATCCATACCATACCCGATGCAACTATGTCTGCCACAGAATTAAGTCGCGCTAATTTGTCACCAGAACCTCTATGCGGCGTATACTCTTGTACAGGAAGCCCCATACGACGCATTTCTTGATATATGGCCGTACCTGCGCTCTTTTTCTCAACTATGAACGCATCAGGTTGCCACTCGGCATATTCCTCCATGGAGAGTTCTTTAAGTTCGGGAAACTCCAAACGCTGTTTGATACTATTAAGAAGTATGATGTTATACGAGCTATCTTCCTCGTTAAGAAATATACCCCATGTGGTAAGCGCTGTGAAATCAGCGCGATTGTGTTTTTCGGCAGCAGCATCAAGAGACATTATAATGTATTCACATTGTGGAGCATCTTCTGACTCCCAACGAGACCACCAGTCCCTCTTGACAATAGATGCTTCCTCTGCGGTGGGTTGTTGCTGATACTGCGCGTTCCACTGGAAGACCGGCATTGATGCTTTTGTACGTAACAAAGCATCCATATCAAAAAACTCAGGCCATAACGGTTTCTGTACAACACTACCTGTCTTTTTGTTTTCTATATCCAGTATGGCCGGAAACTCAACAACTTCATACTGGTCCGATTTCTCGTTCTGGCTCATGTCCCTAGTTACACGCCCAGTCAAATCGTCCATATGCCATCTGGTTTGTATGATGGCTACCCTGCCACCCGGCATAAGTCGGGTTCGAGCGCCAAAGGTAAACCACTCATAGGCTTTCTCGAATACCTCAAAGTTACCATTGATGACATCCTGCTCCGAGTGCGGATCGTCCACCAATAAAAGGTCAGCGCCACGACCAGCCAACGCCGAACCAATACCACAAGCGTAGTATTCACCCCCGGAGTTTGTGTTCCACCGCCCCGCGGACTTGGAATCTGA